CTAGTTCACTAGCAGGTGTTATTGCTGCAATGACATTACTAAACTCACCAACTGTTTTTGGTCCAGATAATGCAATAGCAAGATATAATGCACAAGGTGTTATAGATAAATTTACTAATCAAATCACAGCAGCTAAAAAAGCTTTTGAGAAAATTGCAAAATCAGGAAATCCAGTAACGAACCCTTATAAAGATCCAGATGATTCCTCTGGTGGTAAGAAGTTAACTGCTGAAGAACAATATCTTAAACTTTTAGAAAAAGAAATTAATATACTAGAAGCAAAGCGTAATGCACAAAAAACAGCAAATGAAGAAGTTCAAAGACAAATTGACTTACAGATGAAACTTCAAGATCTTGCTAGCCAGGCAGTCCAAGCTAAAATTTCTGGTAACTATATACAGGCAGCAATGCTTGGTCAAGAGTCACAAAATGTACAAATGGAATTTAACAAGGAAACAGAGATAAGAAGGAAAGATGCTGTAATTGACGCATTGAGAGCAAGATCTACTGAAATTAAGGATGGGTCTAAGCTAACCAGTGCTGAGAAGGCAAAACTCTCTAAGAAGGCCAATGGAGGGCTTATAAAGGGTCCTGGCACAGGTCGCTCTGACTCAATTAAAGCAACAATGGGATATGCAGGTGGTGGATCAATCCGTGTTTCAAATGGAGAGTTTATTGTAAAGGCTTCATCCGTTAAAGATTATGGTGTAAATGCTATGAATGCCATAAATAATGGTACTGCAGATATCACTACAAATTCTGGCGGTACCGTGTATAATATAAATATGCCTATAACAAGTAATGCTGCAAGTCCAGAAGGAGTTGCAAACGAAGTTATTAGACGACTCAAGGTTGAAATTAATAAGAATAATAAGAGCAATAAGGTTGAAATCTAATGGCATACTTACTTGAGTCTGGAATCCAAATATCTTTAACAGGTGCCAATGGAACATGGCAAAAACTAACAGACCACAATAGAAGTCCAATACAGGTCTCACCAGAACTTATTGAAAGCCAATCAAGAATGGCTAACGGCAAGATGAGGAAATATGTTATTGCTCAAAAGAACAACATTTCTGTTTCATGGAAATATGTCCCATCAAAGCAGACTCAGTGTGTTGATGGTTTTTATAGTGCTGCTTGGCTTGAATCTTTTTATAAGTCTAATGCAGGTTTGCCAATCTTCCTTAAAGTTGTATCTTCAGAACTTGATCCAGACCCATCTTTTGGAGCACTTCCATCTGGAACTTTTGCTACAGCACAAACTGGATTTAAAATTTATAACGTATTTATGAATGATTTTTCTAAAACAATTATTAATAGAACACAGATTTCAGACTATGTTGATATGAATATTGAATTTACGGAGATATAATGCTCAGTAGTGTTAGCTCTTCTGTATTTACTGACTCAGATTCAATTAAATTAATACCAGTAGTTTCTGCTGAGTGGAATCATAACCTATTTAATCAACCATATATAACCACAGCAGGTACTGGAACAAAAATATCTGGTACTCTAACTTCTGGAACTGTTGCTGATGTAACTTCTGGAGCAAAAGAAAACTTTACAACAAAAAGCTTTACAATGTCTAGCGGTACTGGATCAGTATCTTATACATTTTCGGGACTATCTGGTAAAGCATATAAAATAGTTACATATATAAAAACAAATAGAGCAACTCCAGTTATGGTTACAGCATCTGCTAAAGGATCAGAAAACCAGTATGGAACAGAAAACATAGAGGCTGACTCACTTGGTTGGACCAAGGCCATCACCTACATAGGCTCCTCTGGAACATTAGATACAATATCTTCTTTTGTATATAAGATAGCAGCCAATACTCTTAGCAGTGCTGAGACAGATGATCTATCTACTGTTGTGCGCTATACATTACCAGAAGTATATGAAACAACAATTTTTGACTTTTATAATAATTCTCTCTTTCCAACTGAAAGTGCTTTTACATACTTCAGACCAGGAGAGTCTTATGTTTCTTCTGGAGATACAAAATATTCTTTTCCCTCTAACTACAGAAGAATAGCCTCAAAGCTTCTAAGTACTGAGTCTGCAAGTGGAGGATTCTTTGGAAACAAATATTCTCCAGTTAGCTGCATTGTTCAGAATCCAAAGTTTTTCCTTGCATCGCCACCAATAGCAAACATCAAAAATGCCTTGGCATCAGACATTGCACCATACAAGTATTTTGTTTCTGATCCAAGCTCAAGAAGTATTACTGCTATTTATGAAAAGGTAGTCCTAACAAATAAAATTGTTTTAAAGTTTAACACTCTGATGACAATTCCAACCATTAGCGTTTCTATAACTACAGTCACAAGTGGAACTGAGTCAACAAGCTCTCAGTCAATAACTGTAGGTAGTAGCGGAGTCGTTGTTTTACATTGGACAGGATCTGCTTGGAGTACAGATAAATGGTCAACAACGCCAAAGTTTGATTCCGCTGGTGCGCTTTCTCTTTCAATAAATGTAAAAAAAATAACAGTAACTCAAACATCAAGTCAGACAAACTCTGCACTTTCAAGTATAACTGGAATATCAAGTCCTACCTCTAATATATCTTTAGACTTAAGCAGAATGCACCTAATTGAAGTATCTCCAAGACTTGAAATAGACCTATCAGATTTTGTACAAAATGTAAGCATAGATAAATCACTAGACTCTGGTAAAACAGGATTGCCAATTTCTTCTATAAATACTAATGATGCAAGAATAACTTTATCTGGAATACCAGCAATTAATGGATCAACATTAGTACCAATTTTTTCTAGTCAAAGCAATCAGGCATCAACAATACTTGCAAATATTTTAAGAAAAAACATTAAGTTTTATATTAACTTTAACCTTATTGAGCATGCAACTTTGGGAACAACCCCTGCAGCTAGCTCAAGCACATATATTCCAGGTGGAGTATTTTATTCAGATTCATGGCAAGAAAATGATATTGAAAATATTAATATTCAATGTTTTGATATCTCACGCTATCTTCAGTCAACACCAGTCCCAGACTACGTAGCAAACCTAAAGAGTGTGTTTGAAGTTATAACAAACATACTAGATCTAGCTGGATTCACAGACTACGACTATGACTCACTATACAGAATATGTAACAGTAAGTCAGCACCATTAGACCTTTCATATTATTACTGTAACTCAAAAGATACAACAATTCTTGATGCTTTGAGTCAAATATTTATTGCATATCAAATAGGCGCATATATTGATGAATATGGAATTATGAAGTTTTTAAGTCTTCAGGATATATTGTCTTCAACAGGATCTGCTATTACTGTTTCAGACTCAAATATCCTAGAAGGTGGCTTTTCAATATCTAATAATGCTAAACCAGGAAAAATATCACTTAGGTATCAAACACCTAAAATAAAGCAGTCTCCATCATTGCAAAATGTTACAGACCTAGAGATTAAAAATTCTCCATCATTTATTTATACAACTTCAAATGATGTTGTCTGGCAGCAACAAACAATAGACTCTGTTGGGTTTAACTATCTTAATGCAGATATGTCAGAAAATGCTAATGTATTTCAAATTAACAATAATGACTTGCTGGATATTTTTCATACATTTAATATGAACAATGAAGGTTACGCATCTATTGAAAATGAAATTGTATCTTTTGTCTACAAAGAATATGAGCTTACAAATCTTGGTTCTAATCTTTCAGAAAAAGTTTCAGTTAAAAATAATCTTGAATTATCTTCAGAAATAAATAGATTTGTAAAACAGTACGGTGCTGGACTAACACAAAAGTCTGCAACTGTTACTAATGCGGTAGGTGATGGTGTAATAACAACATACACTGCAGTAAACAACTTCTCTGTTGGTGATAGAGTTAGCATAAGCGGAATGTTGCCAACACAGTTTAATATTTCTGGTACAGTACTTGATGCAGATGCTACCAGCTTTTTGATACTGACAACATCACATTCTCTTAGTCCAGTAACAAGATCAGGTGCTGCCTTTACTGCTTCAGCATCAGACGTTCTTATAACACCAACAGGCAAAATAACAAATGTAAAACGTGGAATGTTTGGAACCTCCCCTTCTGAACATAAAAGAATCACGTCTTTAGCGTTAAAGGGTTTATCTGAAAAAAAGATAAACTTTTTATACTCTACGATATCTTCATCAAACACTGCTTCTATTATTAATAGCAAAACTAATACTGGTGCAATTACTGATAGCTTGCCAAGCATTGATAAAATTAGAGTTCAAACAAGCACTAACAATAAAACAATTATTTATCCAACAAATCAAACTGATATAGGATACCAAACATATTCAGTTAAATTTGAAATGCCAGATCAAGCAGCTACAACGGCAGGCTTATTCTTTAATATGAAAGATGCGACCTCAACTGATTGGGCATATTTTGTTGAGCTTATTAGATATAATGTAATAGAGCCAGGGACCATTACTTTGTATGATCCACCAAGATATAGATATGCCTTGACAATAAGAACTGATGGAGAGATTGTTGCATGGTCTGATGTAACTGGAGAGTGTCAGAGTATAACAAACAATTTTGCTAAAATAATAAATAAAACGGAAGTTGACAATAAGTATCAGTATGACTATATTACTGATAATGCTTTTAACCTTAAAGTAGTTAGATATTTGTCAGATGGCTCTGATGGTGAAGACGGAACAACATCAATCAACAGAAATATACTATCTGTATTTATAAACAATGTTGAAATTAGTTCATGGCAGGTTCCTGGAGAACCATCTGATGAAGTAACAGGGACATCAGGATATAAGCCAACAAGCATTAACCCATTGACTGGAATGAGAAGAAAACCTTCTGTAGCAAACGACATGGTTCTTGGAACAAAGTTTGGGTTTGTTTCATCATCAGTACCAAACCCTATAGATGATCTTTATCCAGCATTACCATATCCATCTTCTTCATCAACACATGCATCATCTTTAAGAGAAATACATGCAACTAAAAAACCTTTAAAAGAAAGAAGTGTAAGTTATTTTTATCAAGATAGGGAATTTTTAAATGGCTTAATACAAAATCAAAGCTTAGCAAATCTATCCCCAAGCTATATTATGCAAACAACTCCAGAAATTTCAGGAATAAATGTTTATGATGTTCAGTATACTACCCCAGCAGCAGTATCTGTTGATGTTTTACCAATTGAATACATGTGGTATTACTTTCCAGGCAATACCCCACAAGACCAGCAAAACTATCAAAAGAAAATTATTGACGAATATTCTTTGTCTTACTCAACACCTATAAATACAGGATTTAGAGCAAAGATAGCAATTGCAAACAATTCTCCACACATGGTTTTTTTGCGTAAAGAGTCTGATGAGCTTAATCAATTTACCATTAACTTTAATTTATGGACTCATGAAATTGTTGCCCCATCAGATCCAGAAATTATTGAAAAGATTCTTGATAAATCAAATACTTCAGAAGTGCTGCAGCTAGACTCTGAATGGATTCAATCCAAAGAAGCAGCACACAAGATGTTAAAAATTGTTGAGATGGGTCTGGAAGGTTTTGCTAAAACTGTTTCATTGAATATATTCGGTAACCCATTAATTCAGGTTGGAGACATCATAACATTAAACTATTCCTTGAATGGAATCAGTGGCCAAAGATATGTTGTTCAGTCTGTATCGCACTCATTTGACACAGGGCTTTCTACATCATTAAAAATGAACAGGCTTGAATAATCCATGGGCTGTGGTATAATTGAAATCTAGGAGATCATAATGGCATACATCAAAATATCAGATCCAAACGTCATAGACCTTGCTGCTTGGCAGCAGGTTATTAATGTTGTAAACCAGCATAGCGATAGCATCACTGCAATCACTAATAATTTTGGTATTCAGGGAACTGGAGAAACAAACTGGAACGGTGATTCTGACCTATCTCATGAGTATGACCCAGGATCACAAAAGATTGTTTATGGAAAGAATAAATTTGATCCAACATCATCTCAAATAACATCTACACTAGCAAGCAACAACGTAAAGTATGTATATTATGGAGATGTTGTTTTTGCAGACGAAGTATCTGGAGCAACATCATTTGACGCAAAACCAATTATTACTGCAACTCTTCAGCATGGAAATGCTACTGAAACGCCAAATAACTCCCACATTGTGGTAACTGTTGTAAAGGTAACAGAGGCAGGCTTTACTTATAGAGTCAGAGATCCTAATAGTACATCTTCTGTTGGCATAGCAATATCTGGAACTTTTTATATAAACTGGATGGCAATTGGGCCAAAATAACTAAGAGGCCAAAATGAAATCAAAATACACAAGCGGTAAGTCAGTTGGTAAAAACCAAACGGTACCAATTGGTGTTGACGATCCAAGATTAAAGCCAGGCAAAATAGGACAAACAAAAGCACGACAAGGTGCAGAAATTGATATTGTTGGTCTTGATGGAAAATCATTAATCAATGGAGGAAGAAGTCTAAACAATCCAGCAGGAATAGTTGCTCCATCTGTAAGGCTTCCAGATACCGTAGATGTAGTAGTTATTCCTCCAATGGGAAACAAACCACCAGTAACATACCCTGGAGGTTCAGGACCAGTTATTATTGTTCCAACAGATCCAACAAATGTTTCTGTAGTATGGTCTGGAAACGATTTAGTAATAAGCTTTAACTGGGATTATTCAAATAGCGTTAATGAGACAATTTCACAGTTTGTGGTAGAATTAACTTCAGGCGGGGTAACAAAAAGAACTCCATCAAACACGTTTGTACCAAATATAACACAGACTGCACAAACAATTACTGTAACTAAATCAATTATTACTTCAATGTTTAATGTATTTAGAACAAGCTTTTCTTCAGTATGCGTATTAACTGGAGATCCACTAAACAATATAAGTAATAGTATATGTGCACCTACTGTTCCAGACTATGTTTTAAGTTTACCAGTTCCAGTAATTACTGTTTCAGCAATAGCAAGTGGATATAGCGTTGCCTATACAACACCTTCACAAGATGTATATGATGCAATTGATATTGTAGAATATGAATCAACAGACTTAACAGAGCCAACAGGTGTTACATACACAAGAACATATTTAGGAACAATTAATCCAGCCATTGTTATTTCTTCAGGAACAAATAAACGATGGGTAAAAGCAAGGTTTTCATCAGATGCTGGTATTTATACTGCATTCTCAGCTGCACAAGCAGTAACACCAACAAGTCCAGTCGTTGCTGATAATGATGGTCCACCAAACGTTACAACAGTTACAACATCTGGCGGTATTGATACTAGCGGGTATTTAGGATTCAATGCTTATGCAGATATATCTTGGTCAGCAGTAACCACTGGAGATATACGTGGATATAGAATTAGATTTAGTAATGATGGAGGAACAACATACTCTTATGCAGATTCTCCAGGAACAGGAACTACCTATAGACTTGGGGGTCTTGCAGTAGGTTCAACATATAAAATAGCTGTTGCAACTTACGACCAATACAACAATACATCAACTTCTTATATTTCTGGAACAGATGTTACAGTATCTGGAATACCTTCTGTTTCAAATTATATTACAGCAGGACCATTTGAGTTTGGTGTTGGAGTAGGATCGGTTGCAACCAATAAGGGTTTATATTTTGATGCAAGCAATTATTGGTATGTTAATGCAACAAATAGTGCAAGATTAAAAGTTGGTGGAAGCACATCAAACTATTTATACTGGGATGGTAGCGATTTTTTAATTGATGGAAATATTTCTGCAAGAAAAGGAACATTTAGCGGTAACGTTACAATAGCTCCTGGAGGATCTCTTCAATCATTTATTACACCACCAGGGGTATTTTCAATAGGTGGTGTTACATATACTTCCTCTGAAGCAACATACACAACAACAGCAAGCCACGGATATATTGTTGGAGACGATGTACTTGTATCTGGGTTATTGCCAGAAGGATACAATGGAAAGTTTAGAATCACAGCACGTACATTAAATACTTTTACAGTAGCCAATACAACTAATGCTATAGTTACAGACCCACTTGGATCAGTGATATTAATTACAGGAGCTGGTTTTGTATTAAATAAAGATGGATTAGCTTTTAACTCTTCAATAACAAGAGATATAACTACAATTAATTCAGAAACTGGTCTCTTCACCACAAAGAGTGCAAACATTGGTGGATGGAATGTAGACTCTTCATCTATATCAAGATCTGGGACTGCTAACATATCCTTAAACTCAACAGCAGGAAATATATCAGTAAGCGCACAAAATGTTGCCAGCTACACATCTGGAATTAATGGTCCATATATTTCAAGTGGATCAACACTAACAGATAATATAAATGGTGCTGGAGTTGGAACAGAAAACGTATTTTGGGCGGGTACTGGAGGAGCAACAAGCACATCAAATGCATTTAGAGTAACACTATCAGGAAACCTATATGCATCAAATGCTAAGATAACTGGAACAGTGTCAAGCGTAGGTGCATTAGGAACAATGACTATGGATGGCGAGCATGGATACATGTCTCTTCAAACAGCAGGTGTTGATGCACCTGTATCATATCTAGTTCCAAGAAATAATAATATTTATTTAACTGCTCCAAGTACAACAGCACCGTGGTCAACTGGAAAGCAAATAGCTTCCTCTGGACCAACAAATGGTCCTTACATCTCTGCTGGATCAAGCTATAAAGATTATTGGGGAAATACAACAACTGGAACTGGAATATTTGTAGGTGCTTGGGATTACTTCTCTACTGGAGCAAGCAAGCCATTTATTACTGCAACAGACACTGGAATTCAGCTTTCTGTAAGTCCAGACCTTGGATTATTATTGGATCGTGGAGATGCTACATTAACTGGAAACAAACTAAATCCAGCTATTGCAAGTGGTACACCATCAATGTTATTTTATACAGCAAAACAATCTGGTGCACCTTATTCACCAACAACTGCATACGGAGCATGGGCAGCATTTACTAATAATAAAATAAAGCTAACTGCAGCAGAGACAGTCTTTGTTAATGTTGATGGAACTGTAGGATCTGAAAATATTGAAATAGCATCAACAGCAAATATTTGGCAAAAGTTTACATCTACTGCAATTCAAATTAGTGCATCATCAACAGTTTGGCAGAAGTTTAACTCCTCTGGAATTAGATTACAATCAACAAACTCTGTCTATCAAGAATTTGACGGTACATCAATCACTCTAGTATCTGGAACTACAGCAAATACTCCTAGCGAGATTAGTGCTTATGGTGGTGGATCAAAGATAACAGTTAACGGAACAAAGGTTTCAATCACTGGTATTCCAAGAGCTTCAGCATTTGATATGGCTGATTATAGAGTTGGAACAGCAGGGGCAGGAAGTTATAGAAACGCCTCACCACTTGGATATCCACCTAGACAAAGAATGGTTATTGAAGATCCTGTAAGTGGTGAAGCACAACTTGGAATGGCTGTTTATTATCTTGATAATACTCAAGTCAATACCACTACTCCATCAAATACAATGGGTGTTCAAGGAGATTTAGTGGTGGTATTCTAGTGGCACTTCATGTAAAGAAGTCCACGGGGTGGACAACAGTAAATAGTTTTTATGTAAAAAAATCAACTGGCTGGACATCTGTAACTAAAGCTTTTATAAAAAAAGCTACAGGATGGATACAGTTTTGGCCCAGCGCAGGACCAAGCATAGAATTTCCTTTAGAAATAACTAGCAGCAATAGTTCTTGGCCTTCAACCCTTACTGGAAAAAATTATCATTGGGAAAATGCCTCCACTCTTTCTTATAAATTTCAATCATCTTTAACAAATACAACTGATGATTCTGCATGGACAGACCTTATGTCTTACACAACCATTGCTAATCCAGCAGTTGGAAACTTTAATACACAAACATTTTCAATAACAAGTGCTAATTTTTCTACAACGGTAAGAAGCAAATGGTTTAGATTTGTTGTTAGGGCAACAGACTCAGCTACAGGCAGTATTACAACAGAAGTTAGTAATAATGTAAATATTAGCAAAAGCGCTTTAGTTGGAACCGCAGGAACTGTTGTGATTGCAAGAAACTCAGCAAGCTCATATGTTTATTCTGTAACAAATAATGGAACATGGTCTAGTACACCTGTAAGCTATTCTTATCAGTGGCAACAACTATTAAGCGGAACCTGGACAGACATATCTGGAGCTACATCAATTTCAAACAATATGAGTTCTTTCGTTCAAAAAGATATTAGATGTAAGGTCTTTGCAGTAGATGATTTGGGAGCAACATCTGAGTTACCAATTATATCAAATACATTATTTGTTGATTATGCACCACCAAGCGTTACTTCTTTTACAGCAACTGGAGGAGTATCAAAAATAACATACTCTTATGTTGTTTCATCAGATAACCAGTTCCCAACAATTACGTTAAAGATTGAAAGATTACAATCTGGAGGAAGTTATTTAGAAACAAATTTTGTAAACCTAGTTTCAAAAACAGGAACAAATGTTGTTGAATCAGTAACCATATCTGGTACATATCGTGCAACATTGACAGCCTCTGATGGAATTAATCCAGATAGTTCAATAGTTGTTAATAATTTAACTGTTGCAGCTTTAAATCGTTCAAACGTAGCAATAGCACAAACAACAACCAACCTATCTGGAGCATCAAATATAACATTTTCAAAAACAGGTATTGGCTCATCTCAAACAGGAGTAATTGGCTGGACCAATGGATCTGGTGTAACATATTCTGATGTTTCATGGACTGGTAATTATAGCGGTAGCGACCTCAATAAAACTATTTCTGGAGCTACTCAGTCATCATCATTTGCATTATCAGCAGCAACTGGAACTGCATCAATTACAGCAACAGTTGTTCAAAAAGCAATTCCACAAGCAACAATATCCTGGGATCAAACAAATGCAGCAAGCTATAGAGTAACATATAGATCTACATCAACAATAGCTCCAGGAGGATTTGTTGATACAGTGCTTACTGGAAATAGCTCTGCATCTTCTGTTTCTTTAATAGTTAATGCTGCTTCTGCAACCGTAAGAGTTTTAGAAGTTATTGTATACGAGTATTCAAACCAAAATTCTGGTCAACCAACTGGATCTACTGTTGGAAACTTTACTATTACCCCTGAAGTACAGGTAACTTTAGGAGCAACTCAAGATTTTACTACATCTGCATCAGGAACTATTACATATACTTATCCAACAATAAGCGGTATATCTGTATCAAATACAACTCCATTTCCTGGCTCTGCAACAAGCATATCTGTATCTAATAGCCCTCCATCTAATACTGGCTCTGTATCATGGGCAAATGGATCAAATACATCAGTAGCAAATTTATTTTCTGTATCTGGTTCAGGTTCTGGCGGTGCTGGTACAGACCCATCATCATTACTAACTTCTGGTAGCTTTACTGTCATATCAACTGGAACGGCAAATGCAACTATTAGAGCAATAAATACATCAATAACTGTTCATGCTACATGGACTCAAGCAGATGCACAAAGCTATAGGGTTTTATATACTACAAATGCTATTGGAGGAACGCAAACTTTAAATGGTAATTCTTCAGCTAGCAACCCATTAGCATTAATTGGAAGCAGCGCTAACTCATTTACTCTACAAAGCGTAACTGTATATCCAGAACTTAATCAAGGTGGAAGTGGTGTTACATTAGCATCAACTGCATCTACATCAGGAGCAACTAGAACAACAGATACATCTGGATCAGGCTCTGTTACATTTACAGCGCCAACATACACTGTAACTTGGAATGCAAATGGTGGAACTGGTGGAGGATCAACTACGCAAAGTCAAGGCTCTGCACACACAGCACCATCACCAGGAACCAGAGATGGTTATACATTTAACGGCTATTACAACACACCATCTGGAGATTTCCTTTACGGTCCTATTGCATCTGGAGGATCCTTTACCCCTACATCAAATATTACGATGACTGCCAGATGGAGCGTAACCCCAATAATCCCAACAATAACAATGGGTGCAAATAGCGGTGTGTCACAAACCGCAGGAACAATTAACTGGACATCAACTAATCAAGCAAGTTTTAGTTCAACTGGAACATTTAGCGGATCAGGAACTACTGCAACATCTATAACTAATAACAGTCTTAGTGCAGGAACCAACTATACTGGAACTGTTACCGTAACATCTTCTACTGGAAACACTGCATCTGCAAACTATAGTCTTACAACATCAGTAGCACAATACACTGTAACATGGAATGCTAATGGTGGTTCTGGCGGTGGATCTACTGGACCATTTAATGCTGGCACAGCCCATACTGCTCCATCGCCAGGAACACGTTCTGGTTTTACTTTTAGTGGATACTATAATACACCTTCTGCAGATTTCCTATACGGTCCCATTGCTTCTGGAGGATCGTTTACTGCTCCATCAAGCATTACAATGTATGCAAGATGGGCCGCTGTCACACCAGTAATTAGCAGCATAGTTGCAAGAAATGGTGGTACTGGTGGTGCATATAAAATGCAATACACAATAACTGCTACAAACGCAGCATCTTATACTAGCGTTATTCGTTATGGATCAACAACATCTACAGCAAATTCCTTTTCCAATACTCATTCTTCTAGCACAATTCAAACAAACTTAGGAAACACTATAAATGATTATTACATTCTTGAATTAACCCCTTGGTCAGGAGCATCAGGAACAGGCAGCGCTGGAGTAATGAGAACCACAACAATTAAAAGAAATACAGCAACACCAACTGATAGTACAAATAACTACTAATGGTACAATGGAGAAACTATGAATATTGATGAAAAAATTAAGGTAGTTTTAGAAAAAATAGATGGGCATAAATCAGTAATAGGACACATACTTATACAAGATAATTCTATAGGAATAGACTATACAGATACAGTAGAAATGGAAATGGTAGATGATTTTGTTTTAAACCATCAAAGAAAAATATCATTTTTAGAAGGAATATTACAAGATTTAAACAACGGCGTTGACACGCAAATATGATATAATAGAATAGGAGGAAAACCATGACAGTAGAATTAACGGCAGAAGAAAAGACTGCAATTATACAGCAGCATCTAAAAAGTATTGCTTATTCAGAGTATAATGCAACTTTAAGTTTGGCAGAAGCACAAGCAGTTGCTTCCCCAAGTGCAGAAAGTGTTGCATCTTTGACAGATCAGATTGCAGATCTAGCAGCACAAAAACAAATTTTGGTAACAGAGCTAGCGTCTTTATAACAAATAAAAGGGTGGATTAAATGGATAACAAAGCAGAACTAGTTATTATGGCTTTACAGCAACGTATTGGTGAATTGGTTTCTAACTATGAAACACAGATTGCTATACTTAGAGCTGAGATAACACAGAATTCTCAGGAAAAAGAAGAAAAAGAAAAGGCCGCAGAAGAATACTCTGCAAGCCTAAAAGAAAAAACTTCTAAATAAAGGATCTAATGTTAAATTGTAACAGATGCAATGGGCGTGTCTTTGTAGACAGACAGTATACAACTGTTGACCATGTAGAGACAGCATGCATTTCTTGTGGAAATAGAGTTTTCTATCATCCACCTTCAGCAACAAAAGAGGGAAAATGGATACTTCAAAAGGAAAAATCCAGAGCCAAGCATACAATAACGAACCTGTAATAAAAGGTAAAGTTAAAGTATGGTTTGTTAATGGTGACCTTGTTAGGGTTTATCATAGTTCCCGTTCAACTGGAATGGTTACGTTTTATAATATAACTAAAGATCGTTTAGAAACATGCTTGCTTTCTGACTTTAAAAAAAATCGTGAGCGTGCATATAGCGTAGCAGAAACTGCTAAGCTTATTAATAGACATAGAAAATATATTCCAAGCTTAATTAAACGAGGAGTGATTCCTCCACCAGTAGGTGCACAATTAAATGGAGAAAGAAAATGGCAAGTGAGAGCTTACTACTCTGAATCACATGTCAGGGATATCCGTGCTATACTTGCAAGTATACATATAGGACAACCAAGAAAAGACAAATTAATAACGAACAACATGACTCCTACAAGCCAAGAATTGACAAGGCGAATGGGAGACGGTATACTTACATATACGAGAACAGAAGATGGACGATTTATTCCAGTGTGGAGTGAGTCTATATAATTTATGAATGGGTGGGGTAATGGAAAACGAATCAACAAAGGTAAATGTAACACTAGGCTATACACTTAATCTAGGAAACTTTCAATCACTAAGACTTGATCTAGGCATTATAGATAGTAAGCGTGACGGAGAATCAACTGCTGAAGCATTTGATCGTGTGTATAAGTTTGTAGAAGATAAGCTAACTGAGAAGATTCAAGAAGCTAAGTCTGAAATCTCAGAATAATGGCAGAACGCAAAGACCGTATGGCTTTGCTGAGTAGATACTCAAAATTACATACAGCAAAGTATGAGCAGAAGCCATCTCTAAACTTAAACGTAGAGCAGTGGGCAGCAGACGGACTCGTTGAGTCTTACGGAATGTCACAGTGCTATGAGTTATTAGATTATTATTTTTCTGTTGCACAAGAAACAAGCTGGAACTATTTTGCTTATAATGCAGAAAAAATTCTTAATGGTAAACTAGATGTAGAGCAAGACCTAAAAGACAGACAACAGCGCAGGGCAAAAGCAAAGGAGTGGCTAAGTGAATAATACAGAAGCTAAAGTAATTTCAGCGGTATTACAAGACAAGCAACTTCATGTACTACTACAGGCCAATGTAGAAACACTATTAAGAACACACAACGACGTATGGAACTTTATTCGTTTATATGCTGAAAACAATGGAACAGTCCCACCATCATCTCTAGTAGTAGAAAAGTTTAGAGACTTTGAAATCATTAAAGAGATTGGCGCAACAAAGCATCACCTTGAAGAATTACAGACAGAATATTTAAACGATACTCTGAAAGACATTCTACGATCTGCAGCAACAGAGGTTCAGAGTGGTCAAGGAGTTCTGGCACTTGAAGAACTAATTACAAAGACTTCTACCTTAAAGAAAAATACATCATCTATTCGTGATATTGATGCAACAGATATTGACTCTGCTATTGCATACTTTGAAAATGTTAAAGAGCAGAACGCATTAGGTCAACGTGGAATCAAGACAGGATTGCCAGGGTTTGATAACTACCTACCTTCTGGAATCATGCCAGGGCAGCTAGGAGTCTTTTTAGCATACCCAGGTATAGGAAAGTCATGGATGGCTCTCTACTTTGCTGTACAGGCCTGGAAACAGGGTAAGACACCCCTTATCATCTCACTTGAAATGAGTGAAACAGAAGTGCGTAATCGTGTATTAACAATTATGGGTGAAGGCCTTTGGTCCCACCGCAAACTTTCAAATGGTGAAATTGAACTTGATATGCTAAAGAAGTGGCATGAGAATAAACTTAAAAATAGACCACCATTTCATATTATATCCAATGACTCTGGTGGAGAAATAACTCCTTCTGTAATCCGTGGAAAATTAGATCAGTATAAGCCAGATTTTGTTGTAGTTGATTACCTTCAGTTGATGAGCCCAAACCAAAAGGCTGATAACGAAACGGTAAAGATGAAAAACCTTTCTCGTGAACTAAAGCTAATGGCTATCAGTGAAGAAGTACCTATCATAGCTATCTCATCTGCTACACCTGATGATGTAAAAGATATGTCAACAGTTCCTACCCTTGCACAGACTGCATGGTCAAGACAGATTGCCTATGATGCTGACTGGGTTATGGCTCTAGGTCGTGCTAGCAATAGTGATATTATTGAATGTGCCTTCAGAAAGAACCGTAATGGTTTTATGGGAGACTTCTTAGTCCAATGTGACTTTGACAAGGGTTACTATCGTTACAAGGATTTTGAAGATGGCAAGTAAAGATATATATACAGAAGAACAGATTCGTCGTGTTCTCAATGGTGCAGGGTTAGATATTGAAGCTGAGTTTGGAAATGACTTTATTATCTACTGCCCATTTCACAATAACACTAGAACACCTGCTGGAGAAGTAGCCAAAGACAGTGGTTTGTTTTTTTGTTTTGGATGTCAGATGACAAAGAACTTGGTTGAGTTAATTATGTTTACCTCAAACAGATCATACTTTGAAACTGTGAGATATATAAAAAGCAAAGAACAGCAGTCTGATATTCAAACCATTGTTGGTAAAGCACTATATGCACCACCTGATTTTGTTCAGTATGATGAGCTACTTATTAAAAGATTAAATAAACAAGCACTTGATGCTCCACTAGCAATGAATTATTTTAATGGTCGCAGAATAACAAAAGATTCAGTGATTAAGTTTGACCTTGGCTATTCAGAAAAGCAAGGTTCAGTTACCATTCCAATTCATACTCCTGATGGAATGTGCATTGGTTTTGTTGCTAGAACAATTGAAGGAAAAGAATTTAAGAATACTCCAGGACTTCCAAAAAGCAAAGTGCTTTTTAACTTGCATAAGGTTAAGAGTTCTAGTATAGTTTATGTAGTGGAATCATCCTTTGATGCAATCCGCTTAGATCAAGTAGGTTTTCCAGCAGTTGCAACGCTGGGTGCTAATGTGTCTGTATCTCAGATTAGACTATTAGAAAAGTACTTCAACAATGTTGTACTAATTGCAGACAACGATGAAGCTGGTATGATTATGAAAGATAAACTAATTGAAAAATTAGGGCATCTAGTAACAGTAATCAGCTTAGATAAAAAATATAAAGACATAGGAGACATGGATGATGATGAGATTAAAAAGCTGGAGTTCCAGTTTGACAATTCAATCATATCTATGCTAAAATAAAAACAATAATAAAAAAGGAGCAGGACAAAATGGCAATTGTAAAAGGACTAAAAAACATTAACGCACTAGTAGATAAGCCAAAGTTTGAAGGCACAGGTACAAAGGTTCGTTGGTTCAAGATCGCTGATGGACAAGCAGTAAAGATTCGCTTCATTGAAGAATTAGATGAAGATTCAGCCAACTACAACGAAGCACGTGGCCTTGCACTAGTTGTATCAGAGCACACAAATCCAAAGGACTACAAGCGTAAGGCTGTAGATACAATGGAATCAGAAGGCCGTGACTGGGCAGAAGAGATGCACCGTAAGGATATGAAGGCTGGCTGGCGTGCACGTCTTCGTTTCTATTGCAATGTTCTTGTAGATGATGGCATTGAAGCACCATATGTTGCAATTTGGAACATGGGTGTTAGCAAGCAATCTGCATTTAATACTATTCGTGAGTATGCACTTGAAACAGGTAGCATCTCAAATCTTACTTGGAAGGTAAAGCGTAACGGTCAGGGTACTGAGACAAGCTATACACTTATTCCAAGTTCTCCAGATTCTGCACCATTTGATTGGTCAGGAGTTGAACCTTATCCATTGGAGAAGGCTCTCAACAAAGTTCCATACGCAGAACAAGAAGCCTTTTATCTAGGCTTTGATACTCCTTCATCTTCATCATCAGCAAACATTGACTGGTAATAGATGAACTACGTTGGCTTACATGTCCATACACACTACTCCTTAATGGATGGTGTTGCTACTCCAGAAGAATACGTGAACCGTGCAGTTGCGTTAGGAATGCCAGCATTGGC